CTTTGATTCTTTGTGCCTTGTCCTCTGATAGTATTGTGCACTTTTTTGTAACCATAATAAATTGCTAAACTAGATAGTCCTTCATGTACGTTGTTAGATGCTCTGCGTTCTGACATACTTAACATATGTGCTATCTCAATAATACCAAAATTAAAATGACAAAACAACTTCATAATATTAGAAAGTCGTTTGCCTATCTCATCATCTACATCTTTGACTGCAAGAGCAGCACCAAGAGATGATGTAATAAAATCTGTGTTAGCACCATCAATACGTTCTTTGAGAACATTGCCAGTTCCACCACCTTGGAGCTCACACATAAGACGATACCTAGATCCAGCTTCATATTCTTCAATAGATATGAGCTTACGATGAAACATATACATTAAACGAGACTCACGTATATTCATCCATACTTTACGTTTATCTAAAATTGTAGATATTAATTCAGGTTTTTCAATCTGACGCATAAGATACTTTATAATCTTCTATCGCATTATCAACAAAAGATCTAAATTTTTTGTTTTTATTGTATAAATTATTAAGTCTATAAACTCTGTTTTTTTTACAATTATGTAAACGAGCAATAGTGCTCTTACACCCATACACTTGTGTAGGGTGCAATAGCCAACAAAGTAAAATACATAAATTATATATTTTATAATCATTGGTGTTATTAATTGTTTTTTTACCTTTTAATACATCTAAAGATACATTATAAGATGAGCTACAATACTTTTGAATACGATTAACCATAAGGAGATAAATATGAAGATTGAATATAGACATAGTGCTTCAAAAACTAATACATTTATTGACAGTCCACCTCGTTGGATTATTGACAATTTGTATGATTTTGAATCACAACCGAATGCAAGAATGATAATGGGTAGTACTGCAGAAGATGCAGCAGATCATGCTTTGCAAAACCAAATCATTGATGAAGAAGTTATCATAGATTATGCTAAAAATCTATACACTACTAAATATAAAGGTGATGCAACTGATGATGAATGTTTGTGGTCAGGTATAATAGCTACACAATTTGTTAAAGAATTACCTCAATTTGGTAAAATTGTTTCTTGGCAAAATGAACTGCAAATACCTGGTGATAAATATGGTCTAACCTATGATGTTATAGGTAAAACTGACTTTGAGTTTGAGAATGTAATCATAGATACTAAAGCTACTGCTTATATTAAAAGACTCAAAAATGGCAGTATTGATAGCAGATGGTACCCAAAAGCTGCTGATATGCGTCAACAAGCTCTGTACAAAGATCTTTTCAATAAACCGACTGCTTTACTCTATTGTTCTTACAAAGACGTTTACAGCGTGGATATGGAGGAAAGAGAGGGGTATTTAGAGCCTATGCTACAAGCTATGCATAATATTGAGCATATCTTAAATATAGCTAAAACTAAAGAAGATGTAGTAAAAATGTACCCATTAGTTATGGATAACTTTAGATGGGGTAAACATGATGACGATCCAACTAAAGTCTTTGCAAAAAAGATTTGGCAAAAAGCATTTAATTAGTATAATACTAAGCAATGCAAAAGTTTGGAAATATAATAAAACAAATAAATAGGAGAACCAATATGGAAACCGAGACGTTTGAATGCTCATTTAAAAAAGCATTTGAGAAAGATGATGGTCAAGTTACTGTTTACATCACTAAAGATGATGGCAGTGATATGACAATCTATGGTGAAGCTTTAGGCTCATCTAGATGGCAAAAGGGAGATCGATTAAAAATTGCAGCCCAACCTGTTAGAACAAGTAAGACAGGTAAACAATACCAAACAGCTAGTATGATAGAAAATCTAAGTGGAGATTCTTCTGCAGCACCTGCAACTAATATGGTTAGTTCAAGTGGTGTACAAGCTGTTAGAAATATTAATGATCAATTTTCAGAAAAATATAGATTGACTATGAGTAATCTTATAGGATCTTATATGTCTGGTGGTAAAATACCAACTGAATCAGAGTTTCAACAAATTGATAACCTGGTTAGAAAGGTATTAGAAGCAAAAGCTAATAGTGTTGATGAAATGCTATCAGATGATGCACCATTTTAACAATTTCTTATCTCCCTCGAGTTAGAAAACTAGGCATTGCTAAAGAGTGGTTAAAGACCCATTTAGCAGTGCCTTTTTAATTTATGATGAAAATAAAATTTATTATTGTACTTCTTATATTAACAAGTTTGTTAGGATGTGCAAAAGATTATAACCCTTGGACAACAGTAGTAAATCAATTAATAAAGGTTAATTATGGAACTAATAATATACAATGATGGAGTGTATCATCTTATTGAAGTAACTAAAGAAATGACAGCTAGTTTAAAAATATTTAACCAAGTAGATTGTTTTAATTTGTGTGATGTATTAAGATTACATTTAAGTACATATTCTGATTCTTTAAATGCTTACGTCATGCATGATGGGAGTGGAGATTTATTTGGATGTATTTGTTCAAATTAGAACTAGAAATGATGGGTATAAACACTTATAACAATGAATACTTAGTAAACAAATTATATAAATTATATTTAAGAAAGGATAAAGATGATTACAGAAAAGAGATTGGAAGACTCCTTAAAATTTCTATCGGACACAGACGAGGAAAATGCTCAAGCTAATGCTCAAGTTAAATATTTGGATAGGCTTCTTAAGAGAAAGAAAGCTCTCCATATCACTGGTAATTCAATTGATAAGAGTATCTCTGCCAAAGAACAAGCATACTATGGAAGCGAAATATATGAGACTGCTATACGAGAATTATTTGAGGCAGAGGTTAAAGCAAGTACACTTGAGAATAAAAGAGACAAAGAAGGTCTTATCATCGATTTATTTAGAACATTAGAAGCAAGTAGACGTAAAAACAATATATGATTTATAAGTTTAAGAAATGGGTTATACTTCCTGCTTATACAGAAATATTTGTTAATGCAAATTCAGATGAAGAAGCATTAAAGATATTAAATGCTATAGATTCTACAACTTTAAATTGGCAAGAAGCTGACGCAGTAGAGCAGCGAATGACATATGAAGTTATAGATGAAAAGTCCTGAGAGATATTTATTTAGAGCAGTAATTAGTCAAGCAATTCATGATGCCATGTATAATGGTTTAGATAAATATTATCTTATAGATAAACGTAATGCTATAGATTGGCTTATAAGTAATTCAGTAGACTTTAGAACTATATGTCATTATGCAGAAATAGATCCTGATATGGCTTGTAGAAAATTTACTGCTGCTATGAAGTTAGATCTATATTCTTTAAAAGAAAGTCAACATAGAGTGTTGAACAAACCAAGAAAACAATATAAACATAAAGATAAATTTAGATTAAGTTTTTAATGACACATAAGGATATATTCAAAGATATGACATACGATACATTAAATAAGCAGGTAGATGGTGATCACTATAAATCTATGCGTATTCAACTTGCACATTTTATAAATGAAAATAAATTACAATACGCTGAAGGCAATGCTATTAAATATATATGTAGACACCAAAAGAAAGGTAAGCGTAAGGATATAGAAAAAGCTATCCATTATTTAGAAATGATCATAGAAAGAGATTATAGTGCTTGACTATGATGCAACATTTGTTGCTCTTTTCTTCTATCATATAAAGTTTTCTTTTTAACTATTTGTTGTTTGTAATGTCTTAACTGTTTAGCAACAGGATTTTTTTTCTTGTTAGGTTTTTTCATTTGTCTAAAATAAGTTTTTTAATAGACTTTTCACCCATATAAATTTCGGTTTCTGCTTTAGATATTATACATCTGTATTCTATACTATCAGAAACATCTCTATTAGCTATACGTTTACCCTTTAAACATTCAGACATATTAGGTTGTATTCTGTGTTCTTTAATTTCATGATCTACTATCATTAATAAAGCTATAACAGTTTCTATCATTAGTGTGTACCATTTCTTAATTTATCTACCATTTTTTGTAGAGATAATATTTGTTCTTTAAGGTGATCTATATTAACTTTGTTATATCTAGATGCCTCAATTTCTTTTTCTACAGATTCAATTTGACCAGC